TTGTTAAAGTTGCCGCAGTTCCGTCTTTATATACTTGATTGTTGGTAGTTGTCGTTGAAATCTGCGAAAACAAAGACTGGGCATTGTTATATGTATCCCCACTAAAAGTATTTGACCCCGCCGTGACGCTCCTTCTACTGCCATAATTGCCCGATGTAAAGTTGTATCCGAAACTAAAGAAATTCGCTGAAGCGGAGTCCGAAAAATTGTACACCGTTCCGTCTGTGGTGTCAGGGCATTTTGAAATATGAAAAACGCTTACTGCGTTACCTGCTCCTAAATCACTGAAAATTGTAGGCGTTGGTAATTCATTAGAAACTCCGTCAAAGTCCAACGCCAAACGCCCGCCCTCCTTTACAAGCTGTCCGCCCGTGTAGATAGTTGGTTGCTTGGTTGAGTTCGTTTGCTCTGCATCGTTACCGCTTCCCGTGCCGCCCGTCTGACTCTGATCATGCCAGACTTGGACTGTACACGTCGTACCCGTGCAAAAAGTCGTTATGGCTGATTCATCGATTTCTTCGCCTACGAATCCAATCGCTTGCGTAGTGCCGTCGGAAGCTCTGCGAATAGTCATACAAGCCCCTGAATAATTCCCGTTCAATCTACGCGTGCCATATGCGGCGGCGGCTCCGCTTCCGTAACTCTCGTTCAATAGCCCCGTGAACGATGGGGCGGCGGTTTCCTCTGCCCATGTTTGAAGCAACGTAAACGGAGGGGTGCCGTACGTATTGCCGTCGCGGAATCCTTCGAACGTGGCAACCGTATCGGCGTAAGCGGTATCATCGGCAAACGTATGAATTAAAGTGTAGTCACCAATTACGTCTGCATCTGTAATGAATCCGGCTTTATGGTAAATCTTCCGCACGATTACTTTGCCCGCTGCTGGCGTGTCGCTTTCGGGGTCGATGAAAACGCCGTCGCCCTCCGACTTCACAGAATACGCACGTTCGGCAAATATCGTGGGCATAACCTTGCCGGTTTCTACTTCATCCTCAAAGCGGTTGGTGTAGCTATCCTGAGACGTAAAAGCGTTTGTGGCGCTGTTGTATATAAGCGCTTGATTACCTGCCGGCGTGCCAACTATCGAAACGTCGCTTAAGTCGCTTAAATCGGTCGGTATCGTATTGAGTTCGGTTTGTAAACCCGTAACGCTGTTAATGGGAATGTGTATTTCGTCTTGGTCAATTGTAACCCATTCGCCTTGCTGGTATGCAATTAGTTGCCCGTCGCTAGGCGTGCCCGTATCAACGTCGTTTAAATCATCGAAATTTAATATAACCGTGCCCGTTAAGCCGTTCACGCTGTCCACCAAGCCGCCCGCGTCATCCGCCGGTACCCAGTTGCCCGTTGCAGCGTCGTAACTCAGTATTTGATTATCCGTAACGCCTGCAACATCGACGTTGTAAAGATCGCCAAGCATTGCGCCCGTTACCGGCGTGCCTTGCGCTATCTCCACATCATCGCGCTTTATCCGAAACGTGAAGGTGAGGGATTGACCGTAACGCCGTGGTGCATCAATTACGTCGATATCGACATCATTAAACTGCACGCTTTCCACGTTTACAGCGTTGTAAGTGCCGCTTACGCGATCCAAAGCGCCGCGCACCTTGTCGCCTAAATCTGCCGCGCCATTGTACGTATCGGCATAACACAGAAACTCAAAGCGTACTTCGTCGAGCTTACTCGGTCCGTCGTGCGTATCTTCAGGCGCTACGCTTTGCAGCTGGTAAACGATCAGAGGTAACGCGGTCTCCTGCTCTGCTACTTCCGGAAATATTTTAGTGCCAACAATCGCAGTCACTTCCGCGTTCGTGCTTAGTATTCCATATACTGCTTTTCCTGCGTTCATTTTTTCGTTGTTTTTGCTTTTGCCTTTACCGCTTTATCGATCGCGTTTTTATACTTCTTAATCATAAGTTGCTCGGCGGCGTTGCGCTTGTTCTTTATAGAGCGTGCAAATACGCCTTTATTTCTTCCAACGCCGAAACTCTGATCGCCGCCCTCGACAATATTTGCAAACCAGCCATCCGATCGCAATGGCATTTTTTTACCTACTCGCGGCCCCACCCAATACGCATTTTGCTGCTTGTCAATTAACCAAACGCGTACCGACCGATTAAGCGTACCAATTGGAATGTCTAACGGCTTCGCTTTGCCCCTGCGAATGCGTACCACATCGTCAGCGTCTTGGATATTTCTAACCATCTCATCCTTAAACAACTTACCTGCGGCTCTGTGAATTCGGCGCTGTACGTTTTTTTGATTTATCTCTTTGCGCATTGCTTCAAACTGTTGCAATAGCGGTTTTATATCTGCGCCAATGCCTTCAAAACCTATGCCGCCGCCTTTACCCTCAAGTGACCCCTGTGCCATGTGTTCCAGTTATTTCGCAAAGCAATATCAATTGGTCGTTACGTCCTACCTCCTCGATGCCTTGAATGGTGTATGTATTCGAGTTATAAATTACTCGGTCCGCTGGGTTAATCGCTCGGCTGTCGGTGCTGCTTCGAATCTTAAAGCGCAGACGCTGCACCGGCATATCTTGATTGCCTGTGATATTTTCGTCCATGCTGATCCCCGTTTTCATAAGCTCCGCCCATACAGTTATGTACGTTGCCCAATTTAACTGACGTTCGCCATATGTGTTTGTTGTGGTGGTGTATCTCTGTACTTCCACGCGCCGATCACTTAGCCCTATCCTCATACTGAAGTAATTACGCGGTAAGGATTTAGGATTGCATAAAGTCCAATTGGCAACATGGTTAAAAGCGATCCGGAAATAATGGGCTGCCTTTGTTCGTAAAGATGTGCGACCATCCAGCGAATGGCAGTTATAAACGGCTGCGGTATATCGGCTTCCGCGTACCCTACGTTCATATTAATTTGCACAGCGTTGAAAGTGTCGTCGTAAAGATCCGGCACATTGTCAAACGTCATGCGTGTCGCTTTTGTTTTTATGTCGAACCAATATTTCGCCGTTGGTAGCGTAGCGGTTTGGTTTGCCGTGTCTGTATAGGTCACGGAAGCAATCGAATTAACTGGGCCAATTGGAAAACGGACGTTATAAAAATAATCCATATAACCCACGGCGCTCACGTCGCCCAGTCGCGTGTTGCAATAATCTTCGATCCATGCAATTGCTGCATCTCTGTAGGCTTCAATTAACGTGTCTTCGTCTGTATGGTCAACGCGCAAATGCTCTTTAAGCTGTGCCACGGTGATAATGCTATTGAGGTCGGGCGTGCCTGTTATTTCTACGGTCATCATGTCGCTAAAATACGGACAAAAAAAAGAGGGACCGAAGCCCCCCTTTCTTGTTAAACTATACTCAAACAAATTAAGCGCTCAACTTCGTAGCTGTTGCCAACGCTTGCGGCTGTCGCAAATCGAAGTCGAAGAATCGGTTAACGTGCAAAGCAATCTGCGCCGTGCCTGCGTCGCTGTACGGGTCAACGAGCAAATCGATGCCACCGAAGTAAGCCAAGATGCCGCCCTGTGCGAAGTTTCCGAAAATCATATTTCCGCCAACTGTAGAACCGCCTACAGCTGCATCAAGCACAGAGTTTACCAAGTATGGTGTAGCTACGGCTCGATACATATTAAATTGGCCATTTTCCCACAAAGCATTGACCGCGCTAACCTGCGCTAAAGCCTTAGAAAGCTCGTAAGCCTTTGGACTCATAACGTAAGCTGAAGTTGCAAGGTTTCCACCGTCTGCAAGTACCGCCGTCTCCATTGCGTTTACAATAGCTGCATCCAAAACATCATCAGCTGTTACCACTTGATTAACGGCAGTTGACGCCATGATAGTATCAAAACCGAAGTCATCAACGTAAGCATTCATAGCGGCGGCCAACTCGTTTGCGATTAAAGAATCGATTTCCGAACCTCCCTGCAAAATGAGTTGTTTTGAATACTTGGTCTTCGCTGCAACTCGCTGCGGATTGAGCGTAAGCTGGTCCATATCCAAGCCAGAATCTGCATCGGGTGAAACTTCTGTTTCTCCTGTTCCAGTTGCTTTTGTGCTTACCCGTGGGAATTGCAAGTTACCGGTAGCGTTTCGAATTACAGTTGTGCCCAATCCTTCGAGTACCGTTGGCGCTCGCAATGCTTCGATTGCAGCAGGTACAACAGTTGGAACAAATCCCGCACCGGCTTCGCCTGCACCTGCTTGGAAATCGTCAGCAGTACGCAAAGCGATTGAAGGAATTGCAATTTGTCCAGCCATCTGCAAGCCCTGTGAGCGTGCTTCTTTGCTTGCCTCACTTGCCCATTCTGCTTCTGCACCTTCCAAGTTTCGACCGTTTGCAACGGCAGCTACCGCACGGCTTAGGGAAAAAGAACCGTTTACGCGCTCAACTTCGCGCTGCTCTGATGCGCCTGCGCTTCCTGTTTGCGCCATGCGTGCTACCATTTCCTGCTCCCGTGTCTTGTGCTTGATCTTCACGTCCAAATCTTGGATCATGTTATCGAGCTTGTCACATCGCTCTTGCTCTGCTTCAGTTAATACGCGGCCTTCTGAGTCCGCCTTTTGGCCTACTGCTACGAATTCCTCGTAATGCGCAGAACGCTGGCCTTTTAAATCGTTTAAAGTCATATTTGAAAAATTATTTCGTGGTTGTGGCGTAAAGTTACGCTCTTCGGTTTTTATATTTTCAGGTTCTGCGCGCTCCTCCGTTTCTGGTTCTGCTGCTACCTGTTCGCTTTTCAATTCCTCCGCTTCCTGCGCCGCCGCTGCCATGTTTCGCGCTGCTACCGTTGTACTTGGTGATGCTGGGTAGGTTACTGCCGACGTATC